CAGATAATTCTAATGAGATTTCACATTCGGGTAATGTAATACCTTTTTCTGGTGGAGTAACAAGCATAGTTGGTTCACAGAAGCGATATTTAATTTTACTACGGCCTCCATTACCAACAATCACCACATGTTTATCACTAAACTCAAATGATGGGTCATCTTTGTGTAAAGATACCACAGATAAGAAGTTATTTAAGTCATATACGCCAAAGTCGGCAGGAATTTCTTCACTAATATCTACTTGAGCTAGAATATTTTTATGTGAAGAAACTGTTTTGAGAGTTTTGCCTTTTCTAAAATGGATACCAGGATTAATGGCACCAAAATTCTTGAGTAAAGCAAATGTTTCGTTGGATAATTTCATATAATTTCACCTTTTCTAATAATAACAAAATCATTATACATCATTTTTTAATAAATTGCAATAGGTCATCTACTTGTTTGCCTAAGTCTTCTAAAGTGCCATTGTTTTCTATTACATAATCAAACTTTGAACCCACCCAATCTGTTTCTGATTGGTGAATACCTCTTCGTTTTAACCTTTCTTTCGCTAATGCCCATCCAATATATCGGTCACCTTTATTGAATGTAATAGCATCTTGATACCAATCTGGTTCAGGTCCTCGTTTAACACGAACAATGATGCCATTATTCTTATGAATAAACTTAAACTCATTCTTGAAGCGAACATCTGTGATAACCACATTCTTACCATCTGCTCGTTTCAATAATGAATTGACCCAAATATCTTTATGAAAAACATTACGACCCGCTTCGGTTCCTAATAATTGAAGTGCTAATCTAGGAGAAAACTTCTTACCTATCTTCTCACTCCAAAATTCATCGGGTTGTTCCCGCCATTGTCTGGAATCCTCGGTATCACCTTCAAGTAAATCACGAGGCCATCCAAACATAGCAGAGCAGGCATCTTTCAATGGTTTTGCGAAACTATCTTTGACAAAACCTTTTTGTTCTAGTAAATCACCAACGGTGCCTTTACCTGAACCAATAAAACCCACCACACCGATAAGCATTATAACTTACCAGTGTATTGTGCAACTTTAGGCATATCTCCCGTAAAGGCATATGTACCGATATGCTGTGTTTTCATCCAAGGACATAAGAAGATTTGACCACCAATCTTACGCCACATTTGGCAAAACATATAATCTTCTGATAGATAGCGTTCTGTTCCGCCACCAGTAATTGAATCTTTCGTATCAATCACAGTATCAAAGTAAGCGTGAATGTAACGAGAACCATCAAAGTTAGCCTGTCCAACATGGTCTGGTTTATACTTGATATCAGGAAATGATTCTTGCATTTTTTCAAACACACGGCGTTTCACCATCATATGTCCAGTACCAATCTCTAATACTTCTAATGGGTCTGTTACTTGAAATTGTGATGTGCCTTTTACAACATTAAACACATACTCACCAACCAATGTTTCTAATTCTTTTGGTTCCATATCAGGATGGTTTCTTGCAGCTTGTGCTACATTGGCCCAATTGATAGATTTTTTAGGGTAAGGACCACCAATAACATCTTTATCTAATGCCATTAAAGCGATGATGTCTTGTGGTGAATAATGAATATCTGAATCAATGAATAGTAGGTGTGTAAAACCTGAGCGTAAGAATTCATCTACTAGGTAATTTCTTGCTCGTGTGATGAGTGATTCGTTGAATAGGAATGAAAACTTCGTTTCAATCCCATATTTTGACATTGTTGTTTGAAGGTCTAAACATGATTTGATGTATAGGCCATGTGCCATGCCACCATACATTGGTGTTGCCACAAACAACTTATTCTTTTTTAATTCTTCAATTTTAACTTGAATTTCCATGATAAGCCCATTTCAATAATAAAAAAAAGGTGTGACACCTATATGTATCACACCTTTCTCGTGGATCCTAAACTATTTTAGGCAAATGCTCTTTCACCTTGTTGGCGAATAGCGGCAATACCAGCTGCAACCATACGCTTTGTTGGTGAACCTAAACGGTAAAATGAAACTTTATCACCGTTTGAGTTAGTGCGTGTGTTTAAATAGATAGCATGACCATCATTACGCAAATCATTAATTGTTGCTGTTGGATTTGCAACACCAAAAACTGATTGCATTTTAGCAACTGTTAATGTGTTATAGCCGCTATCTTTTGAAAGATACGCAAGGATTTTAGACTTCACAGAATTAGATTGTCTTTTTGACATCGTGTTTTCTCCATAATATGAATCACTCTTTTTTAAAACTGGTTGAGAGGTGATCCTTCTCTCAATTTGAAACGATAGTATATCTGATAATTTAAACATTGTCAAGCCCTTTCAAGGTAAACATAATAAAAAAGACCTATCGTTGCCGACAGGTCAAGTGCCGAACTACTAATATGAAGCCGCAGTCGTGTCGCCAGGACGAGAAGCTTCTTCAATTACTTCTGGTGCTGGTGCCATAATTTCTTCAATTGAAGCACCTGCATCAACTTTGGTATAAAGGTCAACAAAAGATGTTTTGGTGTCGTCATCAAACCTATTAAGACATAAACCAAGTGCTTTCATTTTGTCACCGAAGATACCAAAGGTTTCTACGATATGAACCAACCTACGGGTTGAAATAACCTCATCACAACCACCTTCTTCAAAAGTTTGGCGAATGACGGTTGCCCATGTCACAAGTTTTTCGGCAAAGTCATCGTCAACTTTATTGACTGATTCTAATTCTTTTTTAATAATCTTTTTCTCGGTCGCAATAGGTGGCCAATTTTGTTCATAGGTGTTACGGAATCGCTCTAGGAACGCTTCATTTAAAACATTGGTAAACATATAACGACCATCTTCTGAACCTTTACCCTTGGTATTGGCAGTCGCAAAGATTGTAAAGCCTTCAGCAGGCGATACTATTTCGCCCTTCTTTTTAAGAAGGAATGGTTTGCCTTCAAGCACCCGTTGCAAACAGGATAAATTCTGAGCACCATAGTCAATTTCATCAATACATAAAACGGCACCTTGACGGGCAGCTGTAGTGACGGGACCATCTCGCCATTCCATTTCACCATTAAGTAAAACATAGTTACCAAGGAGGTCACTCTCATCGGTTTCTGGTGTCATGGAAACTAATACAAATTTTCTTTTGAGTTTGGCACAAGCCTGCTCAATGGACATTGTTTTACCATTACCAGAATGGCCTGTCACAAAAACAGGGAAAAAACGATTGGAACCTATGATTGAGGCTACATCATCAAAGTTACCAAAAGGAACATAGTTTTTATATACCTTTGGAACTAAATCCGAGAGATCCAATTCAGTAGTAACATTGGTAATACGGTTATTAGATTCTTCACGTTTCCTGACGATTGGAACGATTTGGGCCTGTAATTCAGGCATTGGTTCAGATTGGATATTGGGTGCGCCTATAGCGTCTGGAACACGATATAAACCACGACCAATACGATTGGATTCGTCTTTGGTGAACCATTGGACGTTGGTTAGACCTATGGCTTGCATAATACTTTTAATTTCACCCTTGGTGACTTCCTGTTTACCTGTGCTTTTTAGGGCATCAATAAACTTGTCACGCAATTCGGCACGATTGCTACTCATAATATAAAAACTCCTTTTTAATTATTATACAACCATTATATCAGGTTTCCGTCTATTTGTCAAGAGCTAAATGCCCTTATAAATCAATGACTTACAGGATTTATTTAATCCCTTTAAAATCAAGAGCTTAGGCAGCGATGCCTTCAATGAATTTGGACACGATAATACGATTAACCTGACGCTTTTTATTATATTTCATAAAGGCATTTTTCAGTTTATTGGTTGTTACTTTGCCTTGAACCTCAATCTCATCCATTTCGGTATTCAATTCTTTACCACCAAGGATGAAAAAGAACTTATCATAACCAGGGTTATTTGAAACCAAAGCTTTATTTGTTTTTAATTCTTTGGTCAATTCTTTAGCTTCTTCCCATAGAGCTTTATTTTGATATAATGTTTTGCCATTCTTATCATAATATTTGTTGATGATAGCGCCTTGTAAATTTCTACCTGTACCTGGAGTAAGGAAGAAACCAAACACTTTAGAATTGGTTGATTTACGAAACCAATCCATAGTAGCCTGCATTACAAAATCACGATTACGGTTTTCTTCTTCTTTAACTCTATATTCAAATTTAATTTTTGGATCCATAAACACAATATTAGTGTTATATGTTTCAAACATTTTGCCATATGGAGAATCATTTTCTGCAACAGTCGGCATATAATAACTTACTTGGTCTGCTTCGCCATCGTGAACAATAACCAAACTACTTAAATCAAGGTTATTCACTTTACGGAAATTTAACATGACATCTTTCATAGCACAAATAGCTTGTGATAATGGAGTGTTAGATAATTGCTCTGAATCTGGTCTAAAGAATCTTGATTGTTTATGCCATTGGTTCTTATCATCATAAGATGCTTTAAGCATTAACATGTTTTTTAGGCACTTACTGAATTCTGCATTACCCATTTTTGAATTAAGATATTCACGGAGTAATACTGACCTCATTCTAATTTCGCCAGGTTTTTCACTAAACATAGCATTCATATCAGAATCATCAGAGCTCTCATTATCTCTTTTCCACATAGTGAATGAATCACCAAAACTATACACATGGAATGGAATATTCACTTTACGGCAAAACATCGCTAATACAAGCACTTGCTCAATTGAGCCACTCATATTTTGTGACATTGAACCAGAATAATCCAACAATAAGATAAGTCCGTGTGATTTACCTTTTGGTACCATCATCACTTTACGGAAGATATTATCATCAAACTGATAGGTAGCAATCTTATTAATATCAATATCACCAGTATCAGAAATTTTAATCTTTGAGAAAGCTTTAGCAGCCTTCTTCATCTCAAACTCTTTGGCAAGTAATGAGATATATTTTTCATTCTTGTTTTTAAATTCACGGATTAATTTTTGAACATCAGCTTCGGTGTGAAGATTAGCATTCAATTGCTCTTTCCATGATTTCTCCATCAATGAATGGACTCTTTTATAAGGTGTTACAATCTTATTCAAGTCAGCTTTAGGGAAAGTAACATAAACATAGTCCTTACTTTTCTCATCTAAAAGCATTGATTCATTTTGACGGAATGCCTCATCGGTTTCACATCTTGGTTCAAACTGGTCATCCATTGAAACATTGGATTCTTTTTCATTATTGACCCTAAATTCTTTGGCCTTTTCTTTTTCAGCTTCAGATTCTTGCTCAGATTCTTTACTTGAGCCTTTACCTTCATCATCGCCTGTGCCTTCTTCATCGGCATCACCATCGTTGGCAGAATCAGAATCATCACCAGATTCATCTTCAAATTCTTCAAGGTTATCAAAATCAAAATCTTGTAATTCAGGCATATCAGCTTGCTCATCTTTAGAGTAGGCATAGATTTCATTGGCAACTTTAACCACATCGTCCCATGATTCCACATTTTTAACCTTTTCAACCATCTTTTCTTCTTCACCAGTGAAAAACACTTTCATAGTGTATTGGCTTTTGGTATAGATGTTTAATCGGTTGATGAAAGCCATATCGTTAATATCACGACCTTTAATACCGAAAAAATCACGACCCATCAAGTCAGCATAAGCTTTAGCGAATGATGATTTTAAACCTGGATATTTTCGTTGGACTTTTTTCTCAATACGGGCATCTTCAACCACATTTAAGAATGATTTAAAATTCTTACTTTTGGTTTTATCTACCACGGCATCATGCCATCCTTCGGCAGGAGTATAAAGGGCATGCCCAACTTCATGGCCTGTTAAAAGGTCATATAGAGCGCCTGTCATATTTTGCCATATAGGGAGGTAAAGGATACGATTCTTTGGATCAAACTTTGCGGTTTGAATTTTTGAATGTTGAATCGTAAGGTTTTCGGTAGCCATTAATTTGGCTAACTGTGATTTGGATTCTACTGTATAATTTGACATCGTATATTTGCTTCTTAATTTTTATGTAACCATCCTAACATAGAAATGGTTAAAAGTCAAGCACTATTTAGGGGGTGGTGCAAAAAAACAACAAATGTTGTAAAAAAACAACATGTTGCGTGGAAACAACATGTTTTTGAATATGGAGCGGGACCTAGGATTCGCACCTAGTGAACGGGTTGGACACCTATTCTGTTCTACTAACTTCCCGCATTTGGAGCGGTGTTGTGGTGTTAAACCACACTATCTAACCGGGGAGGCTAGACTGTCTTGGACCCACCGCAATTAACTATTTAATGTAACCATTCTAACAGGACTTTAACTTAATGTCAAGCGTTTCATCCATGTTTACCGACCAACTTGACCTAGGTATTTGTCTTTCGTTTCTTGCCATGTTAGAGTGATTAGGTCATCATAGAAAAGTGTTTCTTTTGAAACTTTATCTTTCTTTTTAAGAATACTGATTCTCGGTTTCGCTAAATCTTTTTTCCAAATTTCTACTAGAGCTTCAACCGATGTATCAAAGTTTTTCTTTATTCCTGTTGAATCTTCGCCTCTTAAAAATTCTACTGTCTTATCATATAACGGACACCAATAAATGCCACGAGCATGAGCTGTCTTAATCAGTTCTTTAGGCACCTGTAGTTTTGAATAGGTGAATTGTAGTGAACGATTCTTATGGTCTCTTTTATGTGGTTGACCAGATGGTTTCTTGGCAACATACCATTCAAAATATTTCTTGGTGTAATTCTTCATTAACCATTGGCGAATCTTGTATCGTGTTTCTTTTTCTGGTTCAAAAGATACTGAACCTGCTGTGAATCCCATTTTCTGCCAATAAGGTAAACCATCATACTGTGATAAACCATTTGGTTTCGCTTGGCCATATAATGATGTGGTTGTGATTGAAACTAACTTATCACCATAAAGTTTTTCCCATAGTTCTTGTATTGGTGTGGCTAGACATAATAATGCGAGTAACTTACCACCTACATAATTATAACCTAATGGTTGTAATGGAACAATCGTTGAACCAATCGCAGTATGGTTAATCATACCACCTTGTGTTTTTAGTTCACGGCTCCAACCAATATAGTTATCTCGTGGTGTCAAATCTAGGAAGTCAGATGAAATACAAATTACTCCTAGATATTTTTTAGTAATTTTATCTCTTACAATAAAGTTCAAATTACGCCCAATGTTTGAATTGTTTTTCATGGTTGATGAAAAGGTACGAATACAATTCCACAATTCAGGTAAGTCATCTTGTTTGTTTGCATAAACAAGTTCGGGTTGTAAATTTAGATACTCATCAACATTCTGTGGATTCCAAAAGTTGGATTTTACTTCTTCAATAGCTCGTCTTTGTTTCTCATCTTCAATAACTCGTTTCTGTCCTTCCCATAAATCAGATACAACAACAGCGGGATATCGGTCTTGCACCTCACACCATTTTTGATAGAGCGTATATTCTTTCACATCCATTTGTGACACATAGGTCAAGTCTTTAATAACTGTTTGTTTAAGTTCTTGTTCGTCAATAAAAGGCATATCGTCAACAGGATTTTCTGCTGACCATTTCTTCCATTGGGCTTCTACATCGTCTTTTGGGTCAAATGCGTATGACATTATTTTCTTTTCTTAATGATTTCAGATATTTTTTGTGCTTGTATTCTTTGTAATTCTTGTGTATTGTCTATGTCTTTTTCAATAGAGGCTGTAGTTTTATTTACTACCGTTAATTGTAATTTTAAATCTTCTTGATGTTTTTTTAATATTTTAATTTCTTTATCTAAATTATCAACTCTTCTTTTTTGATTATCTAATTCATAGTTCATATTCACCATAGTTCCAAGGAATAGAAATGAAATCATAATTGAAACTAAAAATAAAACCCAGGACACTTGTCTATTTGTCATTTTTTCTTTTTCGTGTAATTGTTTTAATAATCTTATCTTGTTTTTGTCTTGCTAATCTTAATGAAACTGGCCCAGCGTGTTGCACAAACTTAATGCCATTCATGTGGTCTAATTCGTGTTGATAACATCTTGCAGTTAAACCTTCCATTTTCATTTGAATATGTTCGCCGTTTTCATTATAGAATGATGCCATAATCCATGATGGTCTTTCTATTTTAAGATATAAAGCAGGATAGGAGAGGCAACCTTCGTTATCTTTTATCATCTCTGCCGATTGTTCGGTAATTAATGGATTAATACAGGCAAATTGAAAATGTTCGGTACCAATCACAAATACTCTTTCAAAAACACCACATTGATTAGCTGAAAGACCTAGACCATTAAACTGTTTCATTGTCATCTTTAATCGTTTAATTAAAGTATTCATGTTTTGATTAGGTAGTGCGTTTTTATATATTGGTATTGGTTTACTTAACATTGGATGATTCTCATCAAACAATGGCAAGGGTTCAATCTTTTCTTCTTTTATAATATTAACACCAGTATCAATGGTAAATATTTCTTGGCTCATTATGTCGTTGCTCATTTTACAATCCTACTAAAGTTTTTAATCTTCTCAAATTTAATTACATGGTTAAATTTATCTTGTAGAATATCCCCTTTATGAGAAATCACAAACAGGTTGACATCTTCAAGCATATGTAATATCTTAATCAATTCATCGGTACCATTCACATCAAGGCTTGAATCAAATATTTCATCAAGTATTAATAGATTAGTATTAGATGAATTTTTAAGTTTAGCAACAGCACGCCATGTTAGCATAAGTGCCATATCAATTCTTTGTTTCTCACCTTCTGAAAAGTTATTATAGGTAAACTCATCACGATGCCTTGATTTGATTGTTTCTTTAAATGATTCATCAAGGTTAAAGTTCACAAAGAAGTCTAATGATGCTAAATACTTATTCACTAATTTATTAATGATTGGTAAGTATTGTTTAATAATTTTTGTTTTGATACCAGTATCTTTTAATAGACCAGATGCCACTTCATAATATGTTTTCTCATCAATTAATTCTTTAAGTTCTTTTTCAGCTTCATCAATTTTAACTTTGAGTTCTTCTAATTGTTTTTGTTCGGTGTCTGATATATCTTTGGTATTTTTTAACTCGTCAATGTGTTTTTCAATACGAACAATATATTTTTTTATCTCGGTAATAGATGTGGTGTTGGTTGCAATCTTAATTTGTAGTTCTTGTATTTGTTTTTGTTTTTCACTAATTTCATTGAGTTTATTTTGTTCTTCAAGTAATTTGATTTCTAGTTGTGATAAACCAACGGTACACTCCGTAATCTTACTGGTTAAATTACCAATTTCTTCTTCTTTAAAATGTTTATCAATGGTTTGTCGGCATGTAGGACAATTGTCATTGTGTTCAAAAAAGTTGACATCTTTCTTATATTTGCTTAGATTCGTTTCAATCTGTGTTTCTAGTTGATTAAACTTTTTAACCTTTTGTTCTGTTTCTAAACGAGATGTCACATCAGCTTGTAATGTATCAATCGTACCTGTGTGTTCGCTTGTTTGTGTTTCTAGTGTCATAATATGATTTGAATTGTTGGCAATATCTAATTCATATTCATCAATCTTTTCATCATTATTTTGTTTTAATTGTTTGATGTGTGTTTCTTTGAGCTGATACTTTTGTTGGTCAATATCAATCTCATGTTTTTTAGCTATAGATAAATCTTTATTATTACTTAACTTTTCTTTAACCAACCCATTCATTGTGGAGAATATTTGGATGTCAAGTAGGTCTTCAATGATTGCTCGTCTATCAGTATTTGATAATTGCATGAATGGAGTAAATGACGCTGAACCTAGAATAACAATCTGTGTGAAAGATTTGTAATTCATTTTAAGAATAAACTTCTCTAGGTATTCTTGATAATCACGAGCAGCTGCATCCTGATTTAATAATTCGCCATCTTGATAAATCTCAAAAGTATTTGGTTTGATACCACGAATAATCTTATATGATTTGTTACCAGCATTAAACTCAACTTCAACAACAGTATCTTTACCATTGATTGAATTGATTAGATTGGGTTTAACAATTGAACGGAAAGGCTTACCAAAAAGTCCAAAGCATAATGCGTCTAGCATTGTAGATTTGCCAGAGCCATTTTCACCAACAACAAGTGTGTTACTTGTATTGTCTAATTTAATTTCGGTAAAATAATTACCAGTTGAAAGAAGATTCCTCCAACGAACATAACGAAAGACGAGCATTATTCAGTTGTTTCCGTGTTAATCGCTTCTACATAGAGTTCACGCATGAGTGTTTTAAGTTTATCACTATTTACATTCAAGGTAAGATTATCAATATACTTACTTAATATGGTCATCGTATCTTCAGCTTGGTCAATAATATCTTGGTCTGTATCAAAACTTGTATCAGTAAAATCTTCAACAATGGATATATCTGATACACCAGCTTTATATAAATTGTCAATCACATTATCAAATAGATAAGGATTTTGTTTGTTAATTACAATTACTTTAACATATGTTTCTTTTAGTTTAGAAAAGTCATATGCCTTCCAGAATTCAAAATCTTGAGCACCATCATCATAATTTATTTTATGAAACATACGATATGGATTTTGTATGAATTCCATTTCACGAGTTGCCGTATCAAAGATATGAAAACCTCGTGGATCATTATAATCAGCCCAAGTCATTTCATTTGGAGTGCCAACATAATAAATATGTCCATCATCTGATTTGTGATGGAAATGTCCAGTTAATACCATATCATACTTGATAAGTTTGTTTTTGTCAATACCGCCACGACAAATATTACCACGGTCCATTTCAAACCCATCAATCTCAAAATGGCCAAAGGCTAATTGCGATTTACTTTCGTTGATTGCTTTAAAGATTGTTTCTTCATTTTCAGGACAGAGCCAAGGAATAATATCAAAAGCAACACCATCAAAATCAATGGTAGCAAAATCATCATATACAGTAATGTTGTCATAGTCTTTTAATAATAGTTGTGGAGAATTAACTTCTAGTGTGTTCTTAAATGAAATATCATGGTTACCAAGGATGGTATAAAATGTGATATTGTTTTCTTTTAATTTATCAAAAAAGTATTTACGGCACAGATAGAGTGAATTGAAATTAATAAACTTTCGTCTATCAAACAAATCGCCCAGCTGAAACACGGTCGTGATATTATTTTCTTTCAAATACGGAAAGAATATATCATCATAAAACTTCTTAATATATTTGTGGAATTCTAGCGAATCACCACGCATACCAAAATGGGTATCACCCAATACACATAATTTCATTAATATTTAATTCTTGTTTGGTTGAATTTTTCTTTAAGTGTTTCTATTTCTCTTTTGAGATTAAGCTTTTGAAATTTCAATTTGCTAAGGTCATCATCATTCACGAATAAACTATAACCTTCTTTAATCTGGCTATCTAAAATTAAATGTTCTTCTTCTAAATCTCTAATATGTTGAAGCAACTTTTCTGTATTCATTTGTATCCTCATATGAAAATGAATTAGGAAATCTGAATCTTACCTCAGCGCACCCACAGATAATAACACATAATAAAATTAAAGTCAAGCATTTCATAGGTAATTATAGGTCTTCGCCGATGAATTGATCCAATCCTTTAACCTTACCTTCTTTTTTCTTTTTTTTACTTTCTTCAAAGTTGTGAATGAATTCTGATATGTTATCATAGAGTTCAAATTGCTTGGCTACACCGTCTGAATCTTCTAACATTTCATATTCATCAAGTATACCGAATTGCTCGGTAGCTTTGTATTTGACATATAGTTGCTTCTTCTCTTTCATAATCCTACGAAGAAAGGCAAAATATATAATTTGTGTGAAGTATGCGAATGGATTTTTTGATTTATCTGGATCAAAATTACGGAAATACATGATACAGTTTTCAATACCATCAGAAATCATTTCATCTCGGAAAGAGTATGAAATAAAATTTGGTTTACGAGATAGATGCTCTGCAATTTTTAGAAAGCATTCACCCACATAATTTGGAATGTTTGGCTCTTCCTTATCGTTCTTATTTGCCTCATCACACTTTTCTTTATACTCTATTAGAGCCTTCAAGAAGTCGGCGTTATTTACATAATGTTTTGGTTTCTTTTCACTCATAATTTATCCTTAATTGCCTCATAAAGCGCTTGACTTCTGTTAGTCTAGCGGTGTTCCCGTTGATTGTAATTGCTTTAATACCTTATCCGTTAGCCTTTGAACTCTTTTACGATAATCAAATCCTAGTAAACCTGATTTCTTTCCACTCTCATATATTGGAGGAAGTCTATCTGTTGAATAATATTGGTCAGCAGTAATATCTATAACGATATCTTTATTATCTACTGCCCACCAATGATAGATACCCTCATCATCTATAGCACGATATAGTTTAATAACTTTAGTACCAAATATCTTTTGTAAACAACCTGAAGCATTATGACAATGGCCAAACATTGGATTAGAAGCATTTCTTTCTACCCATTTTTTAGGTAAAAGGTCAGGCGTTAAATTATTTAATATAATTTTACTTACTAATTTTAAATTATCAGGTGTATATTCTAACATTAATGTAATTTCTTTTTCCTATCATTAGATGAGTTTTCTAAATAACTTCTAATCTTTTCTTGTTCTTCAGGAAGTATATCTTCAAGAACCTCATCACGATATTCTAACAATTCATCTTTCAGTACCTTTAACACATCGTCATTTTTAGCTACCGATATTTTAGCTTGTTCAACCATATTAATATAGTATTCAACTAAATCTTCTTTTGGTTCAGCAAATGTTAATACATCGTGAAAAGATATGGTAGCTATATTATCAGAAACTACTTCAAGTGGCAACCATGGTACCATCATCATTACCGTTCCTTTAATGGATCGTTTGACAATCAATGACATAGGATCGTTCAATTGAATCCATTCTTCGCCATCATCCATAATACAATCGGAAATAAGGTCTTCTCCGTTTTGTAATCTGATAATTTTAACTCTGTGTTGTGGAAGTGCTGTCATGTTTTAATTCTATGTTATAGTATTTATAGTTAAATTTTTCATCATCATATATTTTAACACGTTCAATGAAATGTTTAATCGTATAGTTTGTAAATTTGCCTATACGAAAATCATCAGCGATGTCAAATAAAACCGCAGCTTCTTTATCGTCACCAATTCTTAAACCACGGCCAATAGATTGAAGATTACGAATACGAGATTTGCTTGGTGATGCGAATATAATATTATGTAGGTTACGAATGTTGACGCCTGTTGAAAAGGTGCCGTATGATGCTACAATGATTGCGTCTTTTTCTTTTTCAGTAATTGAACGGACCGATTCGCGAACCTCAACATCAGTTCCGCCAAATACAAAGAATACATGCCTATTTTTGGCATGAAGTTTGATATTAGCATAAAGGTCTTTACCATGTTTTTCAACAAATTGAAATAAAATAAGTGAATTGCCTTCTAGCGACAATGCTAGATTGCGAATGAAATCGTTACGAGCTGTATTTGAAACTATGTAATCAATCTCTTGATTATAATCCCAATCACGAGCCATCTTACATATAGGTTCAGGATGCTTAAGAATCAGACATTTAATTTTAAAATCTGCTAATTGACCTTTCTCAATTAATTCAGATGTTGAGGTTGCCTTATAAACTGGACCAAATAAACCCTCTAGTACCAAACGATGAGTTTGAGTTCCGTCTAAAGTTCCTGTTGTACCTATTCTATATTTAGAATTTGAGCAACCTGTAAGTATAGTAGTAAGTGATTTAGCTTTGAATTGGTGAGCTTCATCGCCCAAA